GTGATGGCCTTCACCGCTGCCACGATGGTCAGCAAAGAGAAAAGCAAGATATATGCGTCCGCTTATGCGAGCGGGGCAGACGTAATTTTTGTATGAGATAGGAGGGCGGAAAATGCCGAGCCTACGTGAAAGATGGCGAATGATGTTTCGCCCAAATGTTTATATCTATGAGTTGGGCAGCGACGCCCCGACTCAGGTGCTGAACTACACAGCACAGAAACTCTATCAGTCGCAGGACAACCTCAAGGCGTGTGTTGACTTCCTTGCAAACAGCGTCGCCCAACTGCCGCTGAAGGTCTACCGCAGAGACGGCGAGACAGATCGCAAGCGTGACCGCGACAGCGTGGCTGCGAAACTCCTGTGGAGACCGAACGAGGATCAGACAGGTTATGAGTTCATCCGAGCACTGGCGTCCGAATATTTTGTCTTTGGCACAGTTTACGTGTGGGTCCTGCCTGACGCTGATTCAGACTCTGGATGGCAGATGAGGATCATCCCGTCTGAGTGGATAGTGAACACTCAGTCACTCAACGCATATGCGCAGGCATCCATAAGAGTCAAGACATCACAGGGGAATCTTGTTGACATCCCCAGAACAGAGTTCGTGCAGTTTAAGACGTACAGTCCCGGGAACCCGGGTGGATACATCTCACCAATGAGCGGACTCAGGCAGACCTTGCAGGAACAGATCGAGGCAGGAAACTTCAGGAAACAGCTGTGGCATTCTTCCGGAAGACTGAACGCTCAGATCGTCAGACCCGCAAACGTGCAACCGTGGAACGATGAGGCGCGGAAGAGATTTATCACTGCGTTCCGTGAATCATGGGGCGCGGGTGGCTCAAAGGCTGGCTCGATTCCCGTGTTAGAGGACGGCATGGAGATTAAACCGTTCTCGACCTCGTTCAAGGAGGCACAGTGGACGGAATCGGTCAAACTGTCGAGGGAATCGGTTGCAGCTGCCTATGGCGTCAACCCGTCACTGATCTGGCACAGCGACACGCAGACCTATGCATCATCCAAGGATAATGCGCGAGCACTGTATGCGGAGTGCCTTGGGCCTGTGCTCCAGATGCTCCAGCAGAGGATGAACTCGTTCCTGCTGCCGATGGTGGGGGCAGATTCCGACACCTATGTCGAATTTGACCTGACCGAAAAACTGAAGGGATCGTTTGAGGAACGTGCGAGCATCATTCAGGCATCCGTGGGAGGACCGTGGATGACCAGAAACGAGGCCAGAGCGGACAACAACCTTCCTCCGATCGACGGTGGCGACGAACTGATCGTCCCGCTGAATGTGGTCGAGGGTGGACAGGCAAGTCCACAGGACACCCACATGAACCAGAACAGCGCAGAGATCGAGGTGAAGGAGATCATCCCGACCCATCGCAAAGACACCACTCAGACCATCATGATCAAGGGCAAGGCCGACGAGGAAGAAGACGCAGAGGTTGCAGAGGTGCTTAAGCGGTTCTTTCAGCGTCAGGGCAAGTCAGTACTGCCGAAAATCGGAGCTGATGTCGAATGGTGGGACGAGGACAGGTGGAACACCGAACTCGCAGACGACCTCGAGCCTCTGATCGTGGCGATCGCTGACAAGCACGGCAAGAGCGCGTCCGATGTGATCGGCATGGATTATGTGATCGAGATCACCCGGAAGTATCTGAGGAAGATGGCTGAAGGCCGCGCACGGATGATCAACACCAAGACACGCGAGAAACTCGTCGAGGCCGTCGAGGATGAGGAGCAGGAGCCTGCTGACATATTCCAGACACGCGAGGACAGGGACTCGATCTCGTGGGGGTCCGCAATCGCATCCGCAGTGTCAAGCTGGGCGGTCATTGAGGCAGCACATCAGGCACAGCGCAACGGATATACGAGGCGGATCGAGAAGGAGTGGAACACCGGGGTCAACCCCAGAGAGTCACACGCAGCTATGAACGGACAGAGGGTTCCGATCGATGATAATTTCTCGAACGGTGCTTACTGGCCCGGAGATGACAAACTCCCTCTTGGAGAAGTCTGCGGGTGTAACTGCTCCACGAGCGTGATCATTACGGAGGAATAACCATGGAACACAAATATAAAGATTTTGAAATCAAGTCGGACGGAGACAACGGGAAGATCACAGGATACTTTTCCACGTATGACCGCATCCCGGACAGCTACGGAGATGTGATCGCTCCGGGAGCATTCACCGAGACGATTCAGAAGCGCAAGGAGTCGGGGCATCCGTTCCCGCTCTGCTGGAACCACGACCTCGATCAGATCATCGGCAAGGTCGAAACAATCGAAGACACGGAAAAAGGACCGCTTATGACAGCGGTCTTTTTTGATACCCCGCTCGCACAGGAAAAGCGGGAGATCGTCAAAAGCGGATGCGTCTATCAGTTCAGCTTTGCCTATGACGTCGAGGATGCATATCCAGTCGAACTGGAAGACGGCACGAAGGCGAACGAGCTGCGGAAACTGAACCTCTATGAGGTCAGCATTGTTCCAGTCCCGGCGAATCAGAACGCTGTGGTCACGGACATCAAGGCGGGACGCAGGAACCGCAAGTCCGACGAGGACACGATCAGGCAGATCATTTCCCTCGCCAATTCCTTACTGGATGACGAGGTCAATGATGCAGACGACCCGGACGACAGAGAGGACGATCTGAAGGCCAACACGGCGGTGGAGGAGCCTGAGGAGAGCAATCTGCGGAAAGAGAGTCTGCTGAGTTATATAAACGACGTTTCAAAGGAGGTAAAAAATGACCCTTCGTGAAGAACTGGCATCCAAGAAGGATGCGCTGATCGCGCTGAAGGAACGCATCGAGGCCAATGATGCAGAAGCCATCGTAGAGGGCGAGGCACTTCAGAGCGAAATCAAAGAAAAGACTGCCGAACTGGAACAGGCAGAGAAGAAGGCTGCTCTGCTGAACAGCATCGGCACAACCGAAGAAAGTGAGGACGATTCAATGGAACTTAAAAACGCACAGACTCTTGGCGAGAATTTTGTGAATCATGTAAAGGCAGCGACGATCGGAAAGAGGTTTGACGTTGTAGCACCGTCTTTCGTGAAGGCTGCGACCGACACTCAGACATCCCCGGCAGAAGCCGTCGGTTTCGCAACCACATTCGATAAGAATGTTGTCACCGGAGCCAGAACTCCTCTGGTGATCAGGGATCTGTTCGGTGCAGAGCAGATTTCCGGTTCTACACTTGTATATCTTGTAGAAGGTGCGATTCAGGGCGCCCCGGCAGTCACCGCAGAAGGTAATGAGAAACCTCAGGTTCATTTCGCAGATCCGACACCGAAGACCGTGTCTCTGGCAAAAGTCGCCTGCCACATCAAAGAATCCGACGAGTACATCAACGACTTCCCGTTCCTTGCATCTGCCATCAACGGCAGGCTGCTCTATGAACTGGGTCTGGTTGAACAGGGCAAACTCGTGACCGATCTGCTTGGGACGTCCGGAATCCAGACAGGAACCTATGCAGCGACCGGAACCGCAACTGACATCGCTGACGCGATCCTGCAGGCTGCCATGGACGTGCAGGCGCAGACAGGCTTTGCGGCTGACGCCATCGCCATCAATCCTGCTGATTGGTACACGCTGAGAGTCGGTAAGCACAACGGCGAATACTACGGCGGTGGATACTTCGGCGCACAGAATATCCCGAATCTGTGGGGAATCCCGGTTTGCGTTTCTGCTTCTATCACTTCAGGAACAGTTGTTGTAGGTGCGTTCAAGACCTGTGCCAGCGTCGTCACCAATGGCGGAGTGTCTGTCGAGGCGGTCAACACCAACGAAGACGACTTTGTAAAGAACCTGATGACCATCAGAGCAGAGGAGAGACTGGCACTCGCTGTCCGTCGCCCGGCAGGCTTCAAGAAGCTGACCAAGGCTGCAACGTAATCTGATCAACAGCAAGGGAGACCTTTGGGTCTCCCTGTTAATGAAAGGCGGTGAAACCGATAATGCTGAAACAGTATATATACAACGGCAAACAGTATCAGTTTGAGGACAACGATGTCCCGGAGGGTGCTGTCGAGTTGAAGAAGGCGGTCGAACCGTCTAACAAGGCGGTCAAGCCTGCCAACAAGAGAAGGAAGGCGGGGACAAAATGAGTGTACGCACCAGATGGGGATATACACTGCCAGAACTTGACTCTCTGCCCGATCTGCTGAGTGACGAGGAGTTCGACGAGTTCACAGCCAACCGATATGCTGGCGACGTGCGGATCGCTCCAAACATCAAGTCTGCCTGCGCTGCCGTCCGGAATTATTGTGGGTGGCACATTTTCCCATCCGCATCCTGCGAGATGTCCGTCCTCATGAACGACAAGCGGGTCACAAGGGTCGGCAATGATCTGTTGATTCAGTTGCCTGCTGCATTCGTGACTGAGGTTGAGTCCGTGACCATCGACGGCGAGACGTACATGGCGACCTGTGAGACCAACGGCATCCTGAGAGCCTATGACGTGGACTTCTCGACGCTCAAGAGGTACTCACCCATAGAGGTGACGTATACGGCAGGAGTGGACGAGGACACCCTCGACGAACTCAAGGAACTGATCGCCAGCAGAGTCACTCATGCGACTGCATCCTCGAACGGAATCACGTCCGAGGCAGCAGGCGGAGTCTCCGTCACCTATAACGCTAGTTGGGTGAACAGTGCGAGTGCAACGACGCTCCCGGACAGTTCCAAAGAGGTGCTGTCACCATACAGAGTGAGGGGGGTGTTCTAAATGCTCCCGAATTTCGCAAAACAGACGGTCACAAGACTCAGGCCTGCCATGAAGACGGTCAGAGGGTCGGAAATCCCTGACTGGAATAATGCGGACGCTTTGGAGATCTCCGGGTGCTCTGTGCAACCCGCATCGACGGATCTGTCGCAGGATGGTCGTGTGCTGGGCATCCTCGACGGCATGACGGCATATCTGCCACCCGGATCGGACGTGAAAGAGGGCGACCGCATCGTGTTCGAGGGAACCACCTACACGATCGAAGGTGCTCCGAGGGTCTGGCCTTCAGCTGGCAACCTCGCTCATGTGCAGTGTGCACTGAGGAGGTGGTCGGGTTAATGGGCAAGCAGATGAAACTGGAATTTGTCCCTGAAGGATTCGAGGCGATCCTGTGCAGTGAAGGGGCAAGGGCAGCTTGTGAGGAGGCAGGCGGTGCTATTCAGGCACGGGCAAACGCGAACCTGAACGTTGACAGTGAGGGATACGCAATGTCATCGCGGACTGTGACCGCTTACGGATCACTGAGAAACATGACATTCGTTTACACAACTGACAAAGCGTCTATTATCGCGGAGGCCGAGGACAAGGCACTTTCAAAGGCGGTGTATTGATGAAAATTGAGCGGATGATAGACATCGAGGACACCGTGAGAGAGGCGTTGTCCCCGTACATCAAAACCTATTGCAGACCGCTCCCGAAGGACTTCACGATCCCATCGATCCTCGTCACCCATGTGGGCGGAGACGATGAGGACTCGATAGATGACTTCGCGATCGTGCTCGATGCGAGAGCAGAAACCGATGCGGAGGCGAACGAGACCCTCAGGACGGCGGTCGGCATCCTTAAGAAGGTGGCACAACTCCAGACAACGGAGCTGCGTCATGTAACAGTAAACTCAAGCGGGTCGTGGGGCACTGATCCTGTTCGGCCTGATCTGGCGATGTTCTCCGCGCGTCTCAGCGTGGTGGCACACACAGAAAATGTGGAGGTATAAACATGACTCACAATGTAAATCTTGGCATTGGTAACTATGCCGAAGAAGGAACCACCGGGATGTTCTACCATGCACCCGCTGGAACCGAACTCCCGACCTATCCGGGAGAGGCACTTGCAACTGCATGGAAAGAGGTCGGCGCGATCTCTGTGGACGGGATCACGTTCACATCCAACAAGACGAGCGACAACCTGAAGAACTGGGCGAACCGGATCGAGCGTCTGCTCCCGGGCGAGGATGCAGGACAGGTTGGTGCTCCGATCATCTACACCACCGAGGAATCCCTGAAGACGATCTTCGGAGAGGATAAGGTGACCGTCACCGCGGCAACCGCAACACACGGAAAACTGATCAAGGTCGATTATAAGCAGGGCGATACATCCGACGAGGAGGCTTTCCTGTTCCTTATGAAGGACGGCGACGACATGATCATGCTTGGAACCAAAAAGGGATTTGTGTCCGAACTGGGTGACGTCGCGTTCCAGCCGAATGAGGCGATCAACTGGGATGCAACCATCACTGCGGATCACTGGGTGCTCGTCAAGGACGACGGACAGAAGACAACATAAAAAAAGGAGGATTAACTCATGGCAGAAATCACACTGGGAAGGACAGAGACGCTCGAGACCCTGAAGGTCAACATCGGTAAAGAAACATACAGCATTCCGCTCATGGGTTCCCTGTCGTTGAAGGAGACGAGGGAACTGGCGAAGGCGAAGGACGAGTTCGCATTCTTCAAGAAATACATTCCTGAGGATGTGATCGACTCTCTCTCTGTCAATGATCTGAAGGCCCTCACCGAGGTCTGGAAAGATGAAAGCGAGAAAGCAGCAGGAGTTGATCTGGGGGAATAATAAGCCTCACGAATTTTGTTTTCGAACATCGTGAGGCAATCGAACGGGACTTACTGACCGAGACGGGTCATGAGTTGTCAGACGTTGGGGGTGCTCTTTCGTGGAGTGCCCTCAAATCCTTTTTAACACAGATCAAATTAGGGTCAGCACTGGGCGAGGAGCTGAACCCAGAGATCACTGAATGGTCTACACGAAAGAAGACCAACGAAATCCTCGCAGATATTTTCGATGTACTGCAAGTGATCAATGCACAGCTGAGAGTCATTGCATCACACAAACCGGGCAGGAAACCAGAACCGTATAAGAGGCCCGGACAAGACAACGGCAAGAAGCGCATCGGCAAAGGAGCACTGTCTCTGGATGAGATGCGTAAGTGGATACAAAGTAGAAGGAGGTGATCTCCTGTGGCTGGCGGAATGACAGAGGTCGCACGAGCGACAGTCACTATCGTCCCCAACATGAAGGGATCTCAGGCCACGATCGCCAAGGAACTGGGAGCAGGCACAGAGTCGGCAGGAGAAAAGGCTGGCTCACTGTTCGGCAAGAACTTAATCGGCACAGCGAAAAAGGTGCTCGCTGTGGTCAGCGTCGGTAAGCTGATCGGGGGCACACTCAACGCAGGAGCAGACCTCCAGCAGAGTTTCGGCGGCCTCGATACTCTTTATGGAGACGCCGCTGCGGCTGCTAAAGAGTACGCCTATGAGGCAGCGTCCGCAGGCATATCAGCGAATGATTATGCGGAGCAGGCCGTCTCGTTCGGCGCGTCCCTGAAGGCTGCATTTGGCGGAGATACTGCGAAGGCTGCCGAGGCTGCGAATACTGCCATTATGGACATGGCAGACAATGCCGCCAAGATGGGCACTCCGCTTGAAAGCATTCAGAACGCTTATCAGGGGTTCGCTAAGGGCCAGTATAATATGCTGGACAACCTCAAACTGGGTTACGGTAAACTGTACTGCCGTATTAAAAGCAGGTTAACCGTTTTATTAACGGGTGTGCACGTAAGTGAATGCTACGTGTGCTAACGGGGAAACTCTAAGGGCTAGAAGCCTATGACAATCCCGTGCCAAGCCCCGAAAGGGGAAGGTGTAACGACTAGAGCGCAGCTCGTAGGACGCCTATTAATACGGCGTTCGAAATGCCTGCTATCAAAGTCGCAACGTTGCAAACCTCCATACATATATGGTATACTAGTATATGAAATGGAGGTATCGATATGGAACTTTGGAAAGATATTAACGGTTATGAAGGGTATTATCAAATCTCAAATCAAGGCAATGTTAGAAGCTTAGATAGATTTGATGGTGTGCATGACAGGAAAGGAACTGTCATAAAACCAAATTTGAAACAAAATGGATATTTGCAAGTGGGTCTTAGAAAGCACGGATCAAGAAAATGGTTCGGTGTGCACAGACTTGTTGCAATCCATTTTATTGAAAACCCAGATAATAAACCGCAAGTAAACCATATCGATGGCAACAAGCATAACAATACCGTTGAAAATCTCGAATGGGTTACCGGAAAAGAAAATCAAAACCATGCTGCAAAAATGGGGCTTAGAGACAATATGCCTAAGGGAGAAAGACACCCCGCTTATGGCAAATATGGCATGAACAGCCCGTCTGCAAAAGCTGTCATAAGGCGTGACCCGAAGACAGGGGAGACTAAACTATACAAGGCCAAAGTCTTGGCGAGAGATGAGGGCTTTGATGTTACATCGATCTCTAAATGCTGTCACGGAAAATTAAGAACCCACAAAGGATTCGAATGGTATTTTGCGAAAGATTTTGATAAAGAGATAGTCTAAACCCAAAGGGAGCCGTTTGGCTCCTTTTTAAATACCGTGAAAACGGGGGTATACATTAGGTACAAAAGAAGAAATGGAGCGTTTGCTTGCAGACGCATCCAAATTGTCCGGGCAGGAATATGACATCTCGAACCTTGGTGATGTCTATGACGCGATCCATGTGATTCAGGAAGACCTTGGCTTGACAGGGGTGGCAGCTGACGAGGCTGCGACCACGTTCTCAGGGTCTTTCGGAGCCATGAAAGCAGCTGCCCAGAATGTCATGGCGAACCTCGCTCTGGGCGAGAATATCAGCGCAGACCTGAAGAACCTTGGCGCATCCGTCAAGACGTTCGTGGTCGGCAATGTCATGCCGATGGTCGCGAACATCGCCAAACAGGCGCCGACAGTTCTGGCACAGATCCCGTCATTTATTGCGGACATGGCTCCGGATTTCATTGCGGGTGCTGCGGACATCGTGTCGAACCTTGCCACCGGATTGATCGACAATATTCCAACGTTTGTCGACGGATTCGGTCAGCTGATGTCGTCCATCTGGACAGGCATCACGAATATTGACTGGGGGGCAGCAGGACAGCTGGTCGTCGATCTGTTGTCAGCAGCATGGGACGGCCTGAAGACAGCAGCCAGCACGATCTGGGATACTGTCGTCGGGATCTTCACTGGCGAGGTCGAGTTCCCGGATATTTCCGAAGCTGCCAAAACTGTCTGGAATGCACTGACGACGAAAGCGTCTGAAGTATGGACAGCGGTCAAGGCATGGTTCACAAAGACCTTTACATGGCCCAACATCTCAGACGCAGCCAAGAAGGTATGGAACGGATTGACAACGGCAGCGTCCGAAATCTGGACAGCTGTCAAAACATGGTTCCAGAAGACATTCACATTCCCGTCGCTCACTAAACTCGCATACGACGCATGGAACGGTCTGACGACTCTTGCCTCGACGATCTGGGAAGGAATCAAGGGATGGTTCACATCGACATTCTCTTTCCCGTCGCTTAAAGCCAAGGCGAAAGAGGCATGGGATAAACTGGTCGAACTGGCAGGCGAGATCTGGGAGGCGGTCAAGACCAAATTCAGAGAGACATTCTCGTTCTCATCGCTGACAAAAAAGGCACAAGAGGCATGGGGCGGTCTGAAGACGAGAGCCGGGAGCATCTGGACGACGGTCAAGAATGTTTTCGGTGCATCCAATGTCAGTTTTGCAGATCTGTCCGAGAAGGCATCCACCGCATGGGACACGCTGACAACGGCAGCAGGAACCGTCTGGGACGGCATCAAGGAGATCTTCGGATCGTTCGAGATTACATGGCCTGATTTTGGAGAACTTGCCAAAGGTGCTCTCGACGGATTGAAGACAGCTGCGGAAGGTGTCTGGAATTGGGTCAAGGGCCTGTTCTCCGGAGACAGTGACGATGAAGCGGTCAAGTCCGTTCAGGGTTCCACCTCTGAGATGGCTGCGACGCTCGCAGATGCAGAACTTCAGATATCCGCTGTTGATGTGTCCAGCATTCAGGAGGCAAACGAGTTCGTCAAGCAGACGGTCCTTGGATGGATCCGCATCTTCAAGAACCTGTCCCTGAAAGTCCCGACCGTGGGCACGAAAGCACTGACAGCTGCTCTCAAGGCCGTGACGGACATGGTCAGCAACTTCAAGAGCAAGATGAAATTCACATGGACGTTGCCGAGCCTCCATGGGTTCCTTCCGGTCATCAATGTGAACATGAAAGAGGCTAAATCCAGCGATGGGAAGACCTCTGTCAGCTATCCCGAGTTCTCCAAGAGCGTCAAATGGTTTGCCGAGGGCGGTGTCTTCAAGAGTCCGACGATCATCGGTATCGGCGATTCTAAAGGCCCTGAGGCAGCTGTCCCGCTCGACAAGATGTGGAGACAGATGGACAGAGAGTTTGACAGGCACATGAACGGTGGGAATATCTATCAGACCTACAACATTGACGGAGCGACAGATCCGGAGGCTTTTGCGGTGAGCGTCGCTCGCACCATCAAGCGAGAGTTGAGGATGGCATAAGATGGCAAAGAAAAAGAAAAATGGAACAACTAAGCCGTCGGGCCTCACTATTGCTCGAAACGGTAACACATACACCTTTACGTGGAAACGTGGCGACAAGGACTATGGTGCAGGACAGCAGTTCCAGTACAGTAAGAACGGGGGCAAGTGGACGACCGTCAACGTCTCTGTGAGTCAGACTACGGTGACGCTCTCCAACCAGACAGGCGTCAAGACATGGCAGTTCCGCGTTCAGGGCAGGCGGAAGAAGTGGAAAGACGGCAAGAAGACGATCACCCCTAAGTGGTCCGGATGGGCCACGAGCGGAAAGTGGTCAGCTGTTATCCCTACGGTTCAGCCTGTGACCTATGAGAACGAGTCGGCGAACAGCGGCACATTCGGGTGGTCTGTTCAGAATGACGCCAAATCAACCGCAATCCTGATCCGGACTGAGACACAGACCTGTTATGTCAGGAACACAGCCGCGCCCCCGGAGAATGCGTGGGGTTCCATCGTGAACCGTGCAGCGTCTGGGGAATTGACGATCAATGAAGACACCGAGGTGCTCGCAGAGGGCAACATTGTCAGGTGGTTCAGGGTTCGGTCGGTCGGCACGACCGGGAACTCCGCATGGAAAACGCAGAGTCACGCCTATGGCGATCCCAACGACGCTGTGCTTGTGAGCGCGAGCGCAGAGACGAGGGGATCGGTCACCAAGGTAACTGCGGAGTGGAAAGATGACTATAATGCCACCAACCCGATCGACATGATCGCTTTGCAGTACGTGATCGCGAAACCGACGGACGCTCAGATGTCTCCGCCTGCTGACGGATGGTCGACGGCGATCGAGGTCAAACCGAACGGTGCAGCGAACAAGGTCGTCGTGAACATCGAGAACGTGGTTGACGTTGACGAGTGCCTGTGGGTCAGGGTCAAAGGGTGGCATGATGATGACAACAATGCGTCATTCTCGAACGCTATGGTCGCACAGTATGGCGCACTGGGTGCTCCGACGATCGACGCGAATCCGAACTTCACAAGCGGAGACGTTGCGATCACGATCACGGAGACAACGGCCTGCAATGCAGCCGAGACGGTCATCTTCTATAGAGCGGCAGACGACCCGAGCAATGACAGGATCGTGGCTATTCTGCCACACAACACGACGTCGGCAACGGTCAATGTTCCGGAGATCGTCGGGGAGTCAGAATCGTGTTTTGGTGCTTATGCGATAGTAGGCACACACACAGGGACGACACTCACGAGCGTGTTGATGCGTTCGGCGACCGCTCTGGATAATGACATCGCAGCTGTTGCTCCCGCAAACGTGACCGTCAAAGAAGGCCCCGACGAGGGAACTGTCAGGATCGGATGGGAGTGGTCATGGTCAGGAGCGACTAAGGCGGAAATCAGCTGGTCAGACAAGGAATATGCGTGGGAATCCACAAATGAGCCGTCTGACTACAGTGTCGAGGATGTGAAGACAACCAGCTGGATCATTGCAGGCCTCGAGGTCGGGAAACGGTGGTTTTTCAAAGTCAGGCTGATCGATGACAGCAACGACAAGGAAATCGTCGGTCCGTGGTCTGAGATGGTGAAATACGACCTCACCACGGTTCCGGACAGGCCTGCTCTCACACTTAGCAAGAGCGTGATCAATGAGGGCGGGACATTTGTCGCCCGGTGGGCATTCGGAGGAGACGGAACGACTCAGGAATACGCCGAGATCGCTCTCGTCACATTCGAGAATAACGAGCCTGTCTATGGTGAGGTGATTGCACACGCTGAGACGCAGACGAGCATCGAGGTGGACCGTGAGTGGGTGACAGGCCAGACCTATAATCTGGCGGTCAGAGTCACAGCGAGCAACGGATTGCAGACGGCATGGTCTGATCCTGTGAGTCTGTATGTTGCGGAGCCAGTGAGCATCTGGGTGGACAGCTTTAGACGGACCTTCGACTATTCGCTAACGGCAAAAGAGTATCAGTGGGTGTCTGATCCCGGAATATGGATGCCGACCGGAGAGTCCAGTACGGTACATACTGCGGAATACACGCAGGCCAATTTAGAATTATACGAAAAAGCACTGCATAATGTCGAAGAAATCGTCAGCCAGACAGAAACAGCCAAATCGACCAGAGAGTACAGCCTTACTAGCACATGGACGGAACCATTGAGCACAATGCCTTTGACCGCAACGATCACAGGAGCGGGAGAAAGCGGGACGACATCCCTGTCCATAGTGAGAGCGGAAGACTATCATCTCGACAGGCCCGATGACACAACGTTCGACGGATATGAGGGCGAGATCGTGGCATCCGCCAGTCAGTACGGAGAGGATCCAATCACGATCACGGTCGACGACCTCATCGGGCATCTGGATGACGGAACAAACTACATTCTTGTTGCATCCGTGACAGATGTCTATGGTCAGACAGCGACTGAGAGGATCCCCTTCACGGTCAACTGGTCGCATAAGGCAGAAGAACCGGGCGTGACCGTGGTAATGGATAAGGTGCAGCGCATCGCCAAGATCACTCCGATCGCTCCGAGCAATTATGCACAGGGAGACACCTGTGACATATATCGCATCACAGCCGATCAGCCTGAACTCATCGTAAAGGGCGCGGAGTTCGGGACGACCTACGTCGACCCATATCCCGCTTTCGGTGATTTCTGCGGTCACAGGATCGTGACGATCACGTCCAACGGGGACTATGCGACGGCGGACGGCCTTGGATGGTACGATGCCGACTATGTCGACGGGGATATCCTTGAGGACAACAACCTCGTCATTGACGTAGACGGCGACCAGATCGTGCTGCCGTATAACCTGACGCTGTCCAACACGTGGAACAAGGACTTCAAGAGGACGTCCTATTTGGGCGGGGCCGTTCAGGGAGATTGGAACCCGGCGATCACAAGAGACCTCTCAGCGGGGACGGTGATCGTCAGAGGAGATGATCTGGACAGACAGTTGATGATCAGAGACCTCGCAGGATATGCAGGCGTCGCTCATGTGCGGACACCGGACGGATCGTCACTGACTGCGGATGTGCAGATCAACGAGACGCAGTCGTATGATTCGAGAGCGATCACGTACTCTATGACGATCAAGGCTATTGACCCGTCCGAGCCTGTCGGCATGACTCTTGAGATGTGGAACTCGTTGCACCCCATAGACGAATAAGGAGGCAGAGATGGACTGGAGAGGCGGTTTTTCTGCACTCTATGAACTGAAGAAAGTCGACCCTATGTCATTCAATGACATGGGGTCTTTTGAGTTCGTGTCCGGGACGATTGACAAGACCGATGACGGACTCATGGAGTCAGCTGATCTGGCGATGACAGAGAACCCGGGAGAGTGTTGGATCAGGGTCTATTTGAAGGCCAGACAGGAGCAGAGCGGAGCGAGGGTGGCATTGTTCACAGGTCTCGCATCTGTGCCAGAGCGGACACTCGACGGGGTGCGGATCACGTACAATGTCGAGTGCTATTCCGTCCTCAAGCCTGTCGAGGACATCCTCGTGCAGAGAGGTTTCTATGCTCCTGCTGGAGCCGATGCGGCTCAGATGGCTGCGGAACTTCTGAGGGTCGGCCCCGCCCCTGTTGTTGTGGACGGAGAAGGCCCGAGTCTTCAGGAGGCAATCGTGGCAGAGGATGACATGACTAATCTGGATGTCGTCTGGCTGATCCTGAATGCGATCGGATGGCGGTTGAGGATAGAAGGCAACGGCACGATCCACGTGTGCGGTCCGAGCATGGAACCTGTGGAGACGTTTGACACTGAATACAACGACGTGATCGAGGTGTCGATGACAGACTCACAGGACTGGTTCTCTGTGCCGAATTGCATCCGAGTGTCTTCCGGGAACAGCTATGTCGAGTATATGGATGAAGACCCTGAG